GCCAGGGCGAGGGGTTTAACGGGAACCCTTTATCTAAACACTCCTTGGCTGCTATACAAGGAATGCGTCTAATCTTAAATGTAATCTTCGGGCAAAGTTACACTAAAACGGCATATCTCCATCTTGGGGGGCAAAATTCCCGCCGCTGTTCTGCTGCTGCATGGGTTCCACTTTGCCTGACAAGAACCGCTTGCCTGACTTGCTTTCCTTGACCCATGCGGATAACCGCATCTTGGTTCCGTCTGGCATGATGATGTCGCCCTTGTAGTCGGGCCGCTTTGGGTTGTCACCTTTGTCTTTGGCGAACAAGGTGAAGGTATTGGGTTGGGGGGTGTAGTCGCTCATGGGGTTGGGGTTGGGGTTTGGTTGGGTTTAATTGTGTAAGTGCAGTTATCTTGTATGAGCCAATTTGAGGCCCGTAAATCGCTTAGGATTCGGTAGGTGGTACGCATGGTCACCCCAAGCACTTCGGCGAGTTCTGTGGCCCTGTACGGGCGTTGTGCGAGGTATGACACGGCGTAGATGGTGGCGACTCTTCGTTGGATTTCTTTTCCTTTGGGTTTGGGCATGGTTAAGTGGTCTTAAAAGTAACAGCGATGCTTGGTTTTGTCCCCTTGGCGGGACATACGGGGACCGCTTCGCCCGTCGCTTCGTCGTACACCGTTGCCTTGCCAGCGTTGCGGAAGGCCATCTTTAGCAATTCCTCACGAGCTTTCATGGATGCTTGCAAGTCGCTCCATTGCTGGTCGTGCTGGTAGTCGGGCGTGAGCGCCCCCTCCTTGACTTGGATTTCTGCACCGAATGCGGAGAAGGTCTTGCCGTGCTTTTCGGCCTCGTCCCGGACGATGTCCTCGGTTGCTTTGAGGACTTGCTCCAAGGCTTTGACGACCGCCTTCAAGCGTACATGGGCGGCGATGGGGTTGACCTCGCCTTCCTGTATGCGGAGGATAAGGCCAGCGGCGATGTCGGCGATGTCCTGCTTGGAGATGTCCGACTTGGGGATGGTGACTAAATGGTTCATTGCATTTCGGTGGTTTGTTGGGATTCAAATAGGAGGTGGAAGGTGTGGACCTTGCCGTCCCAAATTTCGCGAAGAAGATGGGCGGAGAACCAAAGCATATCACCCGCAGTCATTTGCCACCAAAACTCATACTCTCGCAGTAGAGCAATAAGTTTCTCCCCAATTACGGGGCTTTGTTCCTTGACTTCAAGGATGGCTTTGTACACATCCGCATTGCATTGGGTCAGTAGGTTGTTCATGGCTTATTTTTTAGAGAGTTGGTTTTGGATGAATTGAATGCCTTTCTCAAATCGGGCGGGGGTCATTTGGTCGATGTCCTTCATGAACCGCTCCTGCTGGTCGGCGGGTAACTTCTGCACCAGTTTAAGGAAGTCAGCCTTGAGCGTTGCGGCGGTGAGGTCGTCGTAGGCGGGAACGAGGCCAAGTTTGTCGTTGAGGTCCAGTAGGTTGGTGTTGGCGGGCTTGGGGGCCGCTGCGTGCTTGCCTTTGTACACATCAATTCCAATCCCAATCCACGACGCAATCTTGGTGATCGCATCCGTGGTCGCACCCTTGGCGGCATCGCCTGGGTCGGAGTTGGTGCTGGAGGCAATGCACTCGTAGTAGATGTCGTGGGCGGGAACCGTGAAGATGGTCTTGGCTACGGCCGTGTACTCAATCCGCTCACGCCCTGCATTGGTAGTGGTGTGGACGGTTGCAATGGGGCTTGATAGGTCGGTCTTGACGACCCACGCACCGACACCAAAAACTTGGTTGAGGCGTTCGGTCACGAAGATGCCCTTGATAGTGGAGAGGCCCGCCATGCGTGGATGAGCAGCAATGGCTTCGGGTGGAAGTGGCTCGGCAATCTTGGCGAGTTGTTCGGGGGATAGTGGTTTCATGGTTTGGGGTTTAGAGGGTGACGAAATAATAGGTTTCAACAGGGTTGCCGTGTGGGTCTAACTCGGTTACTTCCGAGTATTCTGCTCAAGTTTGGGCTTCTGCGCCATGTGGCGTTTGGTGCTTGCAGTCGGCCATGGCTTCTTGCAGGGTGTCGCAGGGGGGAAAAATTTCGCTGGCCTTCATGTATTGCGACCAGTTGATGACTTCAAATTTGTTCATGGTTTGGGGGGTTTAATTGGTGACGATTGCAAGAAAGAATCTTCCGAAAAATGCGAGGCCGAGGCAGGTAGTCAGCAAGATGTAGCCCGTCGCAAGGGCGGCTTTGAGTTTGGTTTTGGTTTCGTGGGTCATGGTTTTGGGTTTGGTGGGTGGAAGAAAAGAATGTGCGTTGGCGAGGCGCACCCCTCGGTGGGGTTAGCAAAAACGCTCTGCACAGGTAATAGCCGCCGCCCAGTAGCGTTCCTCTGAATCAGCCCATGTGGATGCCGATTCAGCGGAGTCCTCTATGTGTACATATGGCACTCCGTTGACGCTCTTTAGCGTGATACCTTTCCAAGGGTAAGCCAGTTCAACTGCTGACCAAGCGGCTTCCATGCTTTTTGCATGGACTTCCTCTACCGTGTACCAAGGGTTCATGCGCTCTGTGTTGATGTGAAATGTGTAGGTGTTTTGCTGCGTGTTCATAATTTTGGGGTTTAGTGTCCGACAAAGTTACAACGCCTCTTCCCTTTTGCGACCATTGTAGTCATTTTTTTTGTGATTTTCTTTTTGGGCATTTACACCCGATAGCGTATAAATTCCCATTTTTCGCCATAAATGCACCCGAAAGCGTATAAATTTGCGGTATGACCTACCACTCTACCCGACCCGCCAAAGCCCTCACGAACGCCTTGGAGCGGCTGATGATTGCGGTATCCCCCCAAGACCTGGAGCAGAACCACGCCCTCCTGTGCGAGTACCGCAGGGCTTGCGAGTTGCTGGGGTACGACCCCGCCAAGGCCCAATGGTCGGGGGTCCACGAAGTGTCTGCCTCCCAGTTACCCACCGAGCAGGACCACACCGTCTGCTACTACCCCCTCTTAAACCCCGAAGAATGAGAAACATAACCCACCTCGTTGTGCATTGCACGGCTACCCCGAAGAACACCACGATCGCATCCATCCGCAAACATTGGAAGGAGGGGTTGGGTTGGAAGGCGGTGGGGTACCATAAGATTATAGAACCCAACGGGAACATCATGACCTTGGCTACGGATGACAAGGTGACCAACGGGGTGCAGGGCCACAACGCAACGAGCCTGCATGTGTCCTACATTGGCGGGAAAGATTCGGACGACCGCTCCATCCAGCAGAGGCAAGCCATCGCAGGGGTGCTGCTATCGTGGTTGCAGAAATATCCCAAGGCCCGCATTTGTGGCCATCGGGACTTCCCAGGTGTAGCGAAGGAATGCCCGCAGTTCAATGCGGAGAAAGAGTACGGTTACCTGTACCTAACCGCCAGCGATACGCAGGAGGGATAGTTTGCGGAAGGTAGCGGAATCCGCTACTTTAGGCGTACGATTTCTTCGTACTAGTACAACCTATCCGCAGGCGTGAAGGTGGCGTGCAGTTGCAACTCTGGCCCCTTGTTGTCCTTGCTCGAATTGCGGCTGGTTTCCAACTTCATCCAATATCCACCCAAAGGCTTCGGGCCTCTGCCTCGCTCAGTATGAAAGCCCATGTAGCCGCCGTCCCATTCCTCTTTGTAAGTCGCCGTACGCAGTTGGTGAATAGGTTTCTGCAAAAGTGTTTTGGTCGAACGGTCATAGCGGTGGATGATGTTTTGGTGATAGTAGAGTTCGTGGACATGGCCCATCCAAGTGAGGTCGTAGCCTTCGGTGGATGCGAGCAACCGTTGGTCTTGGATGACCCCCTTGGTGACTGGTCCGCCACCCCCTGCGCCATGATAGTAGTGAACAACGAAGTTGACCCCCCGAAGGTTGTCGTGTTGCACTCGGATGTCAATCGTGCCGCCGTATCCACCAAGTTGAACCGTTGTTCCTGCCTCGTAGTTTAGAATGCTGGTAACGGCCAAGAGCGGGTCAAATTCGGTATGCTTGATGATGCTGGTTTCGTGGTTCCCGTAGCCGATTAAAAGAATGTTCTTGGCGTATGGCTTGAGCCAGTTGGCCGCATCTTCGGTGACGGCTTGCAGGTAGTTGTTGACTTGGTGTTCGGGACGCACTCCTGACTTGTCAGCCCGTTTATCATAACGGCCACCCATCAAACAAAGGGAGTCCCCATTTAGTATGATGGCTGCATTCCTGCGCAAGGCTTCGTCCAAATGATTTTTGAGCAACCCCCTATCGCAATGGGGGTTGTCCCAATGCAGGTCGCTGATGAGTAAGAACTCCTGCCCGCTTTGGCAGGTGATGTCGTGGATGTTACGGGAATGCTTGGTGAGTGGTAGAATCATTGCAATGATTTGAGGTTTGCGTTCTCGGCTTCAAGGGCTTGGATTGTGTTCTCCAAACTCTCTATCCGCTGACGCAAAACTACAAGTTCATTGCGTAATTCAGTTAACTCTTTGTGCTGGGCCTCGGCGGTTGACTGCCACATCGCAAGGACCGCTTGCGCTTGCTTGACCTGGAGGCTATCCGCTTGGAAGCGTCCCCGTGTTAGCCAAGCAATAGCACCGCCAACGATTGCGCTGACCGTGCCGATGATAGTGGTTTCAATCAAGTTCACGCCTTCGGTGCTTCGGGTTTACCCTTTACTTTTTCCACGGCCATCCAACCAACTGATAGCAAAGTAATTAACGCTCCGATGATTTCTTGCATGGCGGTTGCGTCAAGTAATCCTTTGGCGACGAGTGTACCACCGATAAATGTTAGCAAGTGGCGGAGCAGAGCGATGATGGCTGATTGCATGAGGTTAGGTTTGTTAGGATTGCGGCGAAATAGTCCCATGGTTGGAAATGTTATTTGCTTTGCGGTGTTGCAAATTCTTTGTAGTCAGCCTCGTATTGTGCGTCCCATCCGAGGAAGGAATGCACTCCGCAAGGCGTGGGCCAAACTTGATGGCGCACCCAATCGGTAGGTTCTGCACCCTCCCATAGGATGTCCACGCAGTAAGCCTTGGGGTTGTCGGCGTTGACTCGGCCCAACTCTACGCAGGTGTTTGGCGATGTTTCTGCATCGTAGATGGTGCGGAAGTCAGCGTAAACGGTAAACTCGTATTTTCGGAAGGTAGCCATTGTTAAAGGCTTGTTAGGGCTGCGAGTTCAGCGTTGCTTAGGCGGGTGGTGTAGAGAGCGGCGGCACGGATGCGTAGTTGTTGGTCTAAATTATTCAAACTACTTCTTGCAATACTGAACCTATTAATACTAACGGACGGCATCACTATGGAACTCGTATTTGTTTGAACTGCTGTGCCGTTTAAGCAAATAGCAAAATCGTTATTTTTATATGCGACTGCTAATTTATTTACGCCTGTTGGATAAGCTCCTGCTCTTTGGAAAATTAACACATTTGCAGATGCCGTTCTAACAGCGAGCTGCACAACCGAAGAATTTCTTATACTCATAAAGAATCCATCACTCGTACTGCCTCCATCAACACTTAAAATATCGGCATTTCTATTATTAAAATCAACAAAAAACTCCGCATACATCGTCCCCTCCGTCTGCCCGATACTTCCGCTCACCGCTCCGCTGACCGAAACCACATCTGCGTTTCGGGTGACTGCTGCGGTGGTGGTGGGGATGTAGGATGTTGGGACCGAACCGACTTCAAGTTGTGCGCCCCAAATAAAAATACCTGCAACTCCATCCCGAACCTGTGCGTCCCTAATTAATTGAACTTGGCCGTTTGTGACGGTTGCAGCGGTTGTAAAAGACACCCATACACGATACCAACCATTACCATAATCTTGAATTTGATTGTTTGTAGCAGTTCCTGACGCTAAATTAAATGAGTTTGTTAATAACCCCGTTTCGGTTGTATTTAATCGTATTGACGCTGTGTCGTAATCTGCTTTTTTTACAAAAAGAGATAGTGTGTATGTGGTGTTTATTGCAAATGAGAATGAACGGATTATAGGGCTATTAAGCGGCTGCCCATTGGTCACCACATATTTATCGGCAGTAGTCAATCCATTAGGTGCGGTCGTTTGGTCTTGCGTGACATTTCCGAACGATTTAGACCAATAAGAATTCTCAAACTCCTCGCTTCGTTGAAGCAAATTACTCCCACTCGGCTCCACCAACAACGCAGGACACCCAACCGTTCCACCGCTTGCCAAATAGTCCAATCGCGGAATCCCCGAAGCAACCGACTCAATCAGTCCGCTGGCATTGACACGGGTTGCGTTAGTCGCACGGGTAACCGTGAAATCGCCCGCCCCGCTGGTTGGGATTTGGGAGTAAAGTTTGCCCGACTTGAAGCGGGCGGGAACGATTAGGAGCGAAGGTGTCGGCATTGTTAGAAATTGTAAATCGTAGCAAAGCGACCGAATAGGCAACCGCTGACCGCCGCCTCTGCCGTGGTCGCTCCGTCCGCATCAGCACGGGTGTTGAAGGCAGCCCAAGCCGCAGCCGAAAGGAACGAACCTTGGAACGGGTTAATCGGATAGCCGTAGCCGTAGCCTATGAGCATTAGAGGAAGGTATATCCGATTACCGAACCAACGCTTGGAGTGACGGCCGTAATCTTGCCGCCGTTCCTTCCGCTGATGACGATACCAGCGGACACGGACTTGCCGCTCATAGCGTAAGCGGTCAGCAAATCCTCCCCTCCCGAACCCGTTAGGGTCGTGAAGGTAGCGGCGGTATTCACCACGATGAAGTCAAAGTTTTGGCCCGATACCGCAGCGTCCACGAATCGCATGGAACCGCCCTGTCCGAGCATTTGTTGTAAGATTGGAGTTGGCATTGATTGGGGTATTTAGGGTAAATGTAGGTTAGGTCGGAATTTCACAAATGTTGTGGCCGTATGGAAGTTGGAATGACATCGTTGCCACCCACCCCGCCGTGCGGTCGTCACGGCTCTCCACAAACCTCGTAAGCGACACGCTGGTACTTAGCGTCCACTCTTGCGTCGGGTCGTTTGTAAGGCTTGAAATGAAGTCCTGTGCGATTTGCAGTTGGTCGCTCAAAACCTCGTCTTCGTTATCCTGCCAACCCAGCGTCGGACTGCCCGAAACCACGCCACCCATCGTGGCAATGGATTCCACTCGGTCGCTAAAATAGACACCCACAGTAAGAGCCAAACTGCCCAAGTCCGTGCTTGCTGACTGAACATCCGCAAATACCAATGGATAGACGATGCGCTCACGACTTGGGGTTCGCAGGTTTATCGTGTTGTCCGTCCCGATTGCAAGCGGGTCGCCCGTCCCGAAGGAGTTTACTTGAGGATGAGCATTTGCAAGCGCAAGGAGTGCTTGCTTGATTTTTATCCAAGACATATTTTTGGAGTTTCAGAATGTTTTTTGCGTGTGCGCCCATCGTTAGCAGTTGTTGCAGTAGGGGTCGTAACCATAGGGCCAAGGGCGGTACAAGCCAGCACCACGGCGCAGAGTCCGAGCGTCCAAGGCCATCCCCGTGTTGTAGTTCGTGCCGTTCGGGTAGATGGTGTCCAAGGCCGATGGCGGGGAGTTAAAGAGCGGGTAGTCGGTGCGATTCTCCATGAGGTAGCGGGTGATTCGCTCGGAGTACCACTCCGCATCGTTCTTCACTTTGTCCGTCAAGCGGGTGATTTCGTCCATGCTCATTTGGGAACTTTCCTCGCTGGTTCTGCGGACCATGCCCTTGTTCATGTACTTGAACGCCAATACCATCGGGAGTTCGTAGTAAAGCCATTGCACCATGGCGGGTTGGATGTAGTCCTCCAATAGGGTAGTGTTCAGGGCCGTGGTCGTGCCGCTCACCACCTGCCCCACCATTTCGTTGTACAGGGCCGATCCGACTATCGGCTGAATCCGCATCTCTTGGACCTTCACGATGGTAGGCCGAATTTGGGTAAACGACACATTCTCGTTGATTACGGAATTGTCCAGCAGGGTTTGTTCGCTTATGAATAGTGCCTTCATGCTTTCGTGATTTTATTGCCTTTGCGGATGACGAGTTGCTGCTCCCAAATGTGCCTGCATTGGGGGCGATTCACTCCGCTGGCGGTATGATACCAACCGCCACGGCGATTCCATACGGAGTAGCCCATGATGTTGGAGATGCCGTTGATGTCGTCCCGGGTGTAAACCTTGCCTTGGTCAGCGAGGTCCAGCATGACTTTGCAAAACTCACGACTCGTCCTCTTGTCCTTGTTGCTGAATCCTGCGGCCCAAGAATACTTGTACCTCACTTCCAGTACGGGTTCGGTTGTTGGCTTGGCTCCTTCCTTGGCGATTTGGTCCACGGCTCTTGCGATGGGGTAACGGTCTTTTGTGATTAGGTAAGCGACCCGCTTGGCGACCTTGGCCTTGCTCACTCCAAACTCCTTGGCCATTTCTTCCACGGAGGCTTCACGGTTCTTCTTGCGGTAGGCTTCAATCTTCTTATCCAGTTCCTTTTCTTCCTCGCCCAGTTCAGCGAAGGCTTGACGGACCTGGTCGTCCAAGTCGGTGTCAAACCGCATTGGCTTGGAGTGCATGACCACATACTCGTCCGAACTGCTCCCAAACTTACTTGCGACCACCTCCAAGACCTTGAACTCCTCGTCCCCCCATCCGTAGTCCTCGGTGTCTTCATCGCCCCACATAGGCTCGCTGAACGCCTGCTCCTGCACGCCAAGCAGGGTGTTCACTTCTTCGGGGGTCAAGCCGAATCCAGCGGACAACATCGTGCGGGCCATCTCCAGCGTGATTTTTTCCTGTGCGTAATGGCGGACGATACGCATGAGGTTTTGGTACTCACGGCCCGACAATTTCTTGATGTTATCGTTGCTCATGACGGCGGGCGTTTGCGGTTGCTCGTCGGGTTGGGGATTGGGTCCGACCACATCGGCAGGTTGCTTTTCCAATGCAGGAAGGCCCGCTTTTTCCCGCAGTTCTTCGGGGGTCATGATTTGCAGCAGGGCTTGCTCGGATAGTCGCTCCGTGATGGGTTCCACGGGAATCAGTTCCATCCCTTCAACGCCGTTGAACGACCCCAAGTAGTTTATCATCCGCTCCACCTTGCGAACTCGGTCGTTCACATAGGTCGCCTTAAATAGTTCGTACGCCTCCACCAGTTCCTGCCTGCCCCCCAGTTGGCCTTCGGTCTTCACTCCAAAAAGCATGGGGTTCACGACCCTGTGACTGATGAAGATTTCCGACTGGATGGCCTTGTTCAAAATCTCAAACTGCTTGTCCATGTCGCTCGGTGTGAGCGGTTCCAAGGTCGGGGCCTTGGACACATCGTCATTGAAGGTGACCACGAAGCGTCCAGCGTTGTCCGTCCCTGAAAACTTGCGCTTGATTTGGCGTTCAATGTCGCCCTGTTCTTCGGGGGTCGGGATTCCGTTGTTGAAGTTTATGAGATACCCGCCCCAAAAGTTATTCCGCAGGTTGTTGTTGTGAAAGTTTGCAACCTGCACATCGGCCTCAATCCAAGCCAACCCCCCCATGTATTCGGGGAGCGGATAGGACTTCACGCCTGCTGCATAGACCCGATAGTAGAACAGTTGCTTGCCGATACGGTTGTCTGCATCAAAGGCGGGGATTTTCTCTACATCGCCGATTTTGGGATAGAGTTGGACCATGGCATCATCGTACCAATCGGCCACCTGGAACATCCGCTCGTCTTTGTCAACACGAATCTTTTCAAAGGGGATGTGTTCCATTTTCGCAATGGTTCCCATCTTGTTCCATGTGACTGCGACGGCGAACCCATTGAATAGTTCCAAGTCAAGGACGAGTTTTTCGGTGATGTCGTTGAGGTCGTCGTGTTCGGACAAACCATCAAAGAACTTGGCGTAGCGGGCCTGCTGCTCAACCGTCATCTTCTCACCTGGTTGCCAGCCTCCGCCCACGATGTAGTTCA